CGTCATCTGATAACCCACCTTGTTCGTTGTATTCGTTTTGCAGAGCATCGAAGTCTACACCAGCAGCTTCAACTGCTTTTTGTACTTCACTGCCTGACGGTTGTTCATCTGTTGTTTCTTCTTGGGTGGTTTCAGCTTGAGGCTCTTCCTCTTTCTGACCCCCTCCCATTTTTTTCTCCAAATTTTGATACGCACTTGCCATATCTTCTGGAGTCTTAAACTTTTCTGGCAACCACTCAGGGCGTTCATCGCCTTGGTTGTTTGCTTCTATCTGTTCACCTTTAGCGACCATCGCGTCTACTTGTTCTTGTGGTTCGCTTTCTTCAACGTGTGTGTTTATTGTATCTGTCATAATAGTCTCTTTTATCCTCTAATAAATTTAGAAGCTTCCTCAAGTCTTTTCGTTATACCACTCTTTTTACCCGTATCTTTTTCTTGTTGTTTTAGTTGGTTATATTCTTCGTGGTTTAACAACTCTGTAGAAGCCTTTTCAAATTCACCGTTGTTTACGTGTTTCCTAAATGTAGGGCTTTGTTGTAAGTCACCTCGGTAAGCTAATGATAAGATAGCCATCTGCTGCTTTTCGTTTAAGCTGTCGTAGTTGGTTATAAATCTTTTAGCGTCTTGTAGGTGAGCATCATAAGATTGCTTGAACGTCATGTCCATGTACTTACCCGTCTGTCCTACTCCTGAAGTCTCTATACCTTTTGTATCTTTATAGACACCAGCGACATAGCCTTCGTGCTCAACAACTATACGTTGAATAGGATCAAGCGCACCTTCTCTTTCTTCAACCTTGCGTACAGCTTGAGCACCATAGTATGTTTGGGGATGATGAGACTCTAAGTAAGCATCTCTTGCAGCTTCTAATTCACTCATCTACCCCTCCTCGTTCATCGCTTCCTGTTGTGCCATATCAGACATACCTTTAACAGCAGGACCAACGCCCTTCTCTGCCATAGCCATCATCTGTTGTTGCTGCATCATCTCTTGTTGCTGTTGAGCTTCTTGTTGTTTTTGCTCATCAGATTTAACAAGACCCTGTGTATCAATACCAAGGGATGCACCAAGACGATCAAGGTAATCACTAATGTTAAGTTCGGCTTGTAATACTTGAGGACCTAATGGTTGCAACATTGATAGGAACTGGTTTAGTTTGTTTAAGTCTTGACCGCGACCAAGAGCTTCTAAACCTGTAACGATCTGTGGCTTGAGAGTGTCTTTAGGGAACTTAGGCATCTTACCTTCCTTCTGCATCTTAGCAAGTAGGAGGTTAACCAAAGGCAGTTGGAACTCTTGTGATAGTACAGAGTAGATACCACCGAGAGCTGTCTCTAGTTCTTGCGCCATAAAGCGTACTTCTTCTGCTGTCACTCTCTCAGCGTTACGTTGAACAGAGCTGTTAAGAAGGAAAGAGAACGCTAGACGTTCTGATATAGTATTCATTGTTTCTTGTGCTACGCGGAAGTCATTAAACTTCTGTGCCTGTAGCGTGGTAACATCTTCAGCAGCACCAGAGATGATTGCACCGTTAGGCGCATCAGCAATGCTACGTGCTTTGGTAGTACCGTTAGGTCTAACCATGAATAGAAGTTTAGCACTGGCTGCGCTGCCTTCTACGATAGCACCTGTTAAAGCCTCTAAAGATTTTAAATCACCGTGAACTTCTTCCACGAAAGAACGTCCATAATCATTACCATCGATAGCGATAAAACGTAAAGCCATCCAAGGTAGTTTATCTTCAGTGTATGTACCTTTAGTGCTAGGGATAATAATGTCGTGTACTTCTTGATGTACTACAAACTTTTTACCTTCGCGTCTAATACAAGTGTATAGGTCACACTCTTTGTTATCTTTGACATCTATGTTTACATCGGGGTTCTCATACAATGCAGCTAGTACATCTTTAGGTAACGCCTCGTAAGCAATAGATTCTTTTACAATAATTTTAAGTAGGTTGCCCATTGTGTCGCGCTGTACGACATAACGATCTAGCCTGAATACTTTCATCCCACTCTTAGGTGGCATATGTACCAAGACATTACCGCTTACAATAAGCTGCTTCAGTGCTTCAAAAGTTGGAACACGTATAGCCTTTGATTCTACTTCCTGTGTCGCGCTTCGTTCAATACGAGCTAACGCTTCCTCTGCTTTACCTCTAGCGTCACCGCCTAGTTCCGTTAGATCAAAATCATCAATGGTTAAACGGAAGAAAGATTGGTTAGGAGGTAGCAGTGTCATCAGTAGTTTTGATGCAAGGTTGTTAACACCTCTAGCACCTACTGATTGGAAGGGAGTTATGAACTGTGTTGAATTGTTGTGACCATCATACGGCATAAGCGTTGGGATGGTTAACTCAGCACAGCTACGCGCTCTTGATAAAAACGATTCACGATCAGCCGTCATGTTTTCATACTGTTTGGCTATAGATAAATCGTGCATACTTTAAATCCTATTTTTTAATTGAAAGCCCAGAGCCGCTGGCTTGCCCTGCATATTGAGAGCCTGAGCTGCCTCTGCCTAATATTCCTCTAGCCCCACTCTTCTTCTTTTTTAAGCCAGTAGCATTAGAGTCAACAGCGTTTTCTAGTTCTGCTGGAGCTGCTTCTGGTGGAGGGGGTGGTGTAACCGTTGGTTTAGGTGGTGGTGGTTTTGGAGCTGACATACACATATTTTATATCTCTTCTGGTTGATCGTCCTCGTACAGTAACTGCATACGATTAATGACGGATTGTTGTCCTTGTAAAAAAGCTATATCATTTTCTGATAAGCCCTTACGTGTGGGTAATTTATCTGGGAATAGGTTGCTCAGATAGTCTATTAATTCTTTACTTATAAATGGTTTTTTATTCATTTATGATTCTCCTATGGGGACCCACCCTCTCAGCCCAGTGATGGCGGGAGGTGTAGCCAGACGTTAGCAATGATGTGGAGGCACGTTAATACCTCCAACACCATCATCAAGTTTTTATATTTCGCAGGAACCCGCGCTGCAAGCCAGCTCTTGCGTTCCCGTTGTTGTGTCTTCTTTTTCATACTCTCCTAGCCTATCCCATTCAATGTCGCTGGGAGTTTCACGTTTAAGTTCCATGTACCTATCTTTATCGATAGCCTCGTAGGGTGCTTGTGCGTATACATGGTCAGTACGCGGTAGGAAACTAATACCTGAACAAGCGTCTAGCCTATCCCACAGCCATTGCCCCGCTGCCAAGAACTCATCATCAGAGTAGTAAATAGTTACACTAGGTTTATGTTCACACCAATGGTCTTGGTATATCTCCCACAAGTCTAGCTGCTGCTGTACATTTAGTTCGCTTACACACGTAGCACCTTTAGGAGCTTTTACGGGGAACTCAAAGACATAGTTCTCCCCGTTCATTACATCCTTCTCCCAAGACACGCCTGAGTCTTTTAGGAATGCAGAGATAGGGTCCTTACCATCGCTTCGTACTCGTCTTATATAATAAGGTGAGAACCTAGCGTGAATGCCACTAGCACTGTCTACTAGCTGCGATACTGTACCTGACGGTTTAACACACGTAATAGCTGTTGATTGGTTGATACCTAACTCAGCAGCAAAAGATTTGTTAGTGCGTACTGCAACCTTCTTTAACTTCTCTAGTGTTTCTTTCAATACTACAAGACTACCTTTACCTGACAGCAGCTTATGGTCCATGATGCCTGTCATGCTTACACCAAGTAGGCACTCCTCTTTAGTGTTGTTCTTCCACACCGAGCGTACATACCTAAAGTCTGTTAGTGACGATTGTAGTGTACCTAGTATGGTAGCCAGTTTCGTCTTACGCTCCAGTGACTCTTGTGTATCATCAGAGCGTACAACAATCTCTGACAGATTACACACCTGAGCCGAGCGTAGAATAATCTCACTACAAGGGTTCGTGCCAAAGTCATGTCCTACATCTCTTCGTCCATTTCTTTCTGCTTGTTTCTTAGCAGCAGTACGAGAGAAGATACCTCGTTCACCAGCCTTAGATTTGTAAAGTGATACCCACTCTTCTAAGAATGTTTCGTAGTCTGGCTTCTCGTTGTAGACGGCACTGTTGTTTGCCAAGGCGCGTTGACCTTCTGTGTCCCACCAATTCCCAGACTTCGCATGACGCATACGATCGTCAGACAAATTAGAAAGAGAGATGAGAGCAGACCTACGCACACCACCAACAACAACGATTTCAGCAATCTTACAAACAATGTCATGGCACTCTAGGCTGGTGAGCTTTCTACCAGCAGCCC